CTTGCCTAAATCCAACCATCTCCAAGGAGAAGTTTAGAATGATTATATCTTCATCAGGATTCAAATCAATTATGTCAGTAGTCATCTCATTAACAAATGAGGACTTTCCACTTCCAGATATACCAGCTATGGTATAAACGGTATTGGGTTCAATACCTCCCATACACTGCCTATTGAACTTCTTCCACCTAGTTTTTAAAGACACGATGTTGTGCTCTCTACGTCCTCTGATATAGTTGATAGCCTCTTGGGCTACAACACTCATTGGTCGTATTTTAGATAAGTTCTGTTCCATAAGAGTTTACTGATATTTGTTTTTGGTCTTCCATCTCATCTTCAACTGCTTCCCATTGACTTCTAGTCAACCAATTCCACATTGTCATCATATAACTAATACTGCCTTCTCGCATTCGTTTGTCTATTTCATACTCGAGGCACTTAATTATATGTTCCGCCATTGCAGAACTTTTTCCGCATTTTGTATTGAAGAAGTGACGGCATTTATTCACGTTTGCACGTAAATAACTCTTTGTTCCATCACTACGCATGACGTAGACAGGGTACATATCATAGAAGACATCAAAGTAATCCTTCTTAGGAAGAACTGCTTCTGTAAGCTTATCTGTCGGTTGATATGTTATACTATCATCTCTCTCTATCGAGGTGATTAGTCCCTGTTCTACTAAGTATGATATTTCTTCGTCGCTTATAAGGCTGATAACGGAGCGGACGTCTTGATATTTTGGTTGATTCTTACCCAATATCATACTTAGGAATACTAACTGATTCATATTGACACCTGGAAACTCGTCCAGGATTTTAGTGTTTACTTCAATAATCATATTGCTGATCATTAAATAAATCTAGTTGCTGTTCAGTGAAGTCTGCAACTATCTTTTTGGCTTCACTGATGTAGTACCTATAGTTAATCTTACGATTAGCTGTAGTAGTATCGTATAACTCATTCAGGATTGTTACTCCTGATTTTGTTAGCATGTTAGTTTGGTCACGATTACTATCTGGATCATCCTTAAATAGGTATGCTCCATCCGTAGATGCATAGAATCTGTTTATGCGCTGAATAGGAGTCTCACCATGAATAACAGAAAACTTCTTATCAACAGCCTGAGACATTAAGAAATCTCTAATATCTGTATCAGACTTAACAAACTCTTCAATCGATTGACCTTTCGTAAAGTAGTTTATCACCGCCTTTGGTATAACCACTGGTGCAAGTCCTTTGCCTAGCTTGTTCTTTGTAATAAACATACCTTTTTCTTCTATCTCTCCACTTTTTAAGACACCAAAGTAGTCGTTAATGGCGTATTGATAGAACGCTTCATACTCGTCAGATTCAAACTCTAATCTGGTAAGCCCTTCCACCTCCCGTATAGCATCCGAAATAGCCGTTTTAAGGCTGTTTTTAGCCCTGTAGACGACTCCATCGGTGTTGCACTGAATAATCTCACATCCAAGCTCTAAAAGCCTGTCTACGAGCAAAAGAAGGATTAATTGTCCGTTTATACGTATCCTAAATACGTTAAAAGGATCGTACATCCATGAGACATCCTGTTGCATCTTACCAGTAGGCGAGTTAAGCACAATTTTCAGGAACGCGTTCTTAACTTTCTGACCTGTATGTTTCGCTTCTAGCCTTTCGGCTTTCAATTGGGCAAACAATTCGCGAAATATTTCTCCACCCTGACGAGGACCGAATCCATATTCGATTAATAAACTAGGGTACATTGACGCCACATCAGCGTGCCCTATAAACTCGTCAGCCTTGGGAAGGAATATCTTAGGTGTATGGATAGTATGTATACCACCAACTCCTATAGAATATACCACATTCGAGAGAACAAACTTCTTCTCGTAGCCTTTTCGCTCCTTAGAGTAAACTACCTGTTCCTTCATTTCCTCTAAGACGCTCTGTAACTTTGGGTTTTTATATCGTATGAATGGCAGTATAACATCCTTCAATGGAATCCAATCCATTGGAGAACGCATTTCCTTTATAACATTTTTAGGAATACCTGACTTCTCTGAGAATTTCTCAAGTAGGAAGGTTTCTGCCATTTTAACAGAATCCATTGATAGACAGTCAATACCGTGCTCTTTCTCTATAAAGAGTCTAAGTTCGATATCTGGTTGTAGTCTATTCAACAATTCTGTAGTAGATTCAACATCGTTAATGTTGTATGCTATCATCTCGTCTATCTTGCTTACTGGAATAGGGAGCATAAAGTCTCCATCATATTCCAATACGTTTTTGTAGTGCATAGTTACTTGCATAGTCTTAAGACCTACACGTAACTTACTAGAGAATTGCATAGTTAGTAAATCCATTGAATAGAAGTACTTAGCATACTTCCACTTCTTAAACGGAATGTTTCCTCCTTCTTCGGATTCGATGATTTTCTGTGAAAGATTGTATATAGATTGACATACTTTATACCAAGGTAGAGCATCCATTTTATAATAGAAATCTATCATGTAGTTGATAATAACATTATCATAGTGATGATTGTTATATCCACAGAACATTCTATCTTGTATATCGTAGTAAAAGAAAGAAACCAACTCTGAGAGCTGGTTTTTTCTTTTTGATATTTCAAACTTATACAACGTGTTTTTTTCTGTGTCTTTCACACAACAGTGGAAGCAGTTACTGAAGACTTCTATATCGTATACACATACAACTTTATCTTTAATAATCATACTTCTACTTTTAGTAGTACTGGCGGGAGAATCGAACTCCTGTTCGTTAGCACGAACAAC